CATATATTATATATAAACCACCTATTAATATAATAAAAAAAGAAAAAATACTTGTAGTTGCAGACTGTAATAATATAAATGAAATAGAAGAATTAAAAATTATATGTAATGAAAATGATATACAAATGATTATATTTGACAAATGTAATTTTGGTAAACATGTATCTAATGAATTATATTGTCGTCCATTAAAAAATGTAGGAAGAGATGCAGGTACATTTGTTAATTTTGTAATTAATTATTATGAATATTTACCACAAATTATTTATTTATTACCTGGAAATATTCATAAACATAATAGAATAGGACGTTTTTTAGATATTTTAAAAAATAATAATGATAAGTATAATTATTGTTCAATATTAGATGGACAACAAGATTTTATACTTAATGATTATGAAGGAATACAATTAGAACCTGCATCAGTTCGTCCATTTAAGAAATGGTTTGAAAAGTATATAGGTACATGGGTTGATAATAGAACAGGCCCATGTTGGAATTGTGTATTACAAACAACTCGTGATAATATATTAAAACATTCAAAAGATTACTATATTACTATTAATAATGAATTAATACAAGGTAATAACTTAGAATCTGTACATTATGCAGAAAGAAGTATGGCTGCAATATTTTAATTAATAAATATAAATATAAGGAATATAATAACAATAATATTGTAGTAATAATAAAAAATTTATTAAATGTATGTATGTTCTACTATTTTTAGTACATTTGCTATAGTATTTTATAGTTTAGTGTATATACCACAATTTCATATATTATATAAAACAAAAAATTCACAAGGAATTAATTTAACTATGATGTGTATATTAGTACAACTAGATTATTTTGCATTATTAAGTAATATAATTTTAGATCTACCACTTAATGAAATTGTTATAGGTTGGTATAATGCTATTGTATCTGGTTCATTAACATATTATATATCTTATTATCGCAGTAATCATAATATACTATTTAAATATGTATTATTATTAAATATATATAATTTTATTGGATCAGTATATTATGAATATTATTATCATATTCATCATTTAAAAAATAAAGTCAATACATCTTTGGATAATAATTATTATATATTTGGTACAATAATTACATGGATAACTGTTATTGGTGCATTAGCTTCGCGGTTTTTACAAATAATACAAAATTACAACACTAAATCTACAGAGGGATTATCATATTTGATGTATATATTTAATATAACTGCAAATATATGTTACGGAATTAGTATTGTAGTTTATAAATACGATTATATATATATTATAAAAAATTTACCATGGTATATATTTATATTTTTTGCAGTAAGTTTAGATTCTTTTGTATTATATCAATTTAAATTATATAATATAACTAAATTATATAATAAAATAGCAGAAATAGAAGCAGGAATAGAAACAGAAACAGAAACAGAAATTTCAATTCAACACACTTTTCCAGCTAATAATAATGACATATATACAATTAAATTTGAAGATGATAAATTACCATTATTTAATAAAAACATATCAATTAAAGAAGAAATAATAAATAAAGACGAATTTGTTAGTATAAAACTGTAGTAATTGTTTATTTAATTGTCTATTTAATTGTCTATACGCGGATCTAATTTTGTATCTAATTTTTGCATTGCAACTCGTGCATCTCCTAAATTTGCTGGTGTGCAATAGAATTTTATCATAAAACTAGCATTATATTCTGTTAAATCATAAGGATTTCCGTATACATTTAACAGATTTATATGTAATTGTTTTAATCTATATTGTACTTGCGATAATGCAGCATAGTCCTTACTTGACTGTTCTATTTTTGTATCTTTACAATTTGCACAAAATAATACAGCTGTTGCGCGATGAGCATATTGATTTACCGAACATACTGTATTTAGATCATCAATTTGTAGTATTAAAGTTGTATCATTTACCATATTATAAATATTTGTAGCTACAGTTGTTGCTGATGAAGTTAATACGAATTGTGTATATTTAGTAAAACCTAATATATTTAATATAGTACATGGATTTATAGTAAAACTAGTTGTATTAAATGATCCTTTTTGAATGACTGCTGTAACATATTTTGTAGTATCATCAATAGTAAAATGTACATTATATGGCAATAATTGATAATTAATTTCTGCTAATAAACTTACTATATTGGAATCATAATTTCCTGTATCAATTATAATTTTACCACTTACTGTTGTATTACCTATTGCTGTAAAAGTAAAAGTATTATTATTATGATTAATTAATTTTTCCGGGACAAATTTAAAATGCATTATTGAAAGACCATGAATTTGTGTTAATGTATATGGTAATTCAATTACGAAACTTGATGGCGATGGATATTTTATTCTATCTCTATCTTCGGAAGAAAAATATACATTAAAAGTAATATCTTTATCTTTTTTCATTATGAAATTATATACTTCTGTATTTTATATATATAAAAAGAATTAATAATATTACGAAATTAACTTAACTATATTACTTTATAATAATTAATATTACTTTATAATAGTTTATATTACTTTATAATAGTTTATATTACTTTATAATAGTTTATATTATAAAGTAATTTAAAGTATATAACAATTAACTTATATATTTAATATACACAATTATTAGAATGGCTACAATTAATAATAACACTTGGTATTATTTACCTGTCACAAATGTAGTATCTTATCAAGGAAATGATTATAATTCATATGTAAGTAATGAATTTATATTAAATACAAAATCATCATTAAGTACTGCAAATTATAATAATCAAGTATTATACGGTAATTCTAATTATAGTCCTATTGCTATAAATAATTATGGCGTTGTTTGTGGTACACGTGTGTTACCGCTTGTTAATGGTACATTTAATTTTAATATTATGTCTAGTTCAGGTAATAATATTGATTATTATGAATCAAAAATAATAAATGATACAATAACTATATATCATACTGTTTTAAGTGGTGCGGCAAATTCAGTTATAACTCGCAATATATCAATGAATTCAAATATACAATATACTATTTTATTAACACAACAAAATTCAAATATTAATTCATCTATGTTTATTAACACCACATTTAAAAATGGAAATTTATTAAATATTAATAACGCATTTACTGGTACATTAAGATAAATAATATTTATAATAAAAATAATATAAATAATATTTATAATAAAAATAATATAAATAATATAAAGTAATTTAACGTTAAACTACTTGTAGTCCTAATAATACATCTAATAATAAATATAATTTTTTCATTGAGCTTACGCTTATAAATGTTGAATCTATACTATAGTTTGTTGGATTAAATAATATAGGTACCCAAATATTCCGTTGGAGTTTATTATTAGAAGATGAAAGTGGTACTAAATTATCTAATGTATCATCAATAAATATAATATTTTTAACTTCTTCATTATTTTTTAATATATCAGTTGCAACTTTATTATATGATCTAATATCTGGTTTATATAGTAATTGTTTACTTAATAAATCATGATCACTTGAATATACATTACTATGATCTATTTTCATTTTATTTGCTACTAGTGAACACCACGACATAGGTGCATTTGAGTATAAATATATAGGTAAGTTTTTATTAATGCACATGTTTTGTATTAATGATAAATATGTATAATCTTCATTCTTTGTAAACATATCTGTAAACAGATAAGAACGTAAATCGTTTAATAAATTTTCATCATATACATAACGATTAAATAATTGTCTCATAAAATTATTATCAATATATCTTCTATGTGAAATAATATTGTATTTATTATTTTCATGTAACCATCCTTTTAACGAGTGACCATAATCTTTGTATAGTTTATTATTATATGTAACCGCCTCTGCTTCTGTAAGCTTTTTATGATCAATTAATCTAATAAAATCAGAACAATTTGCACCAACATTTGAAAGTAATATTTTATTACGTACTATTACACCATCAATATCAAATACTAAGGCTGTTTTATATCTTTGTTTTTTAGTTGCATTTGTTACACTTTTAACATTATTTGTTGTTTTTATAGATTTTGTTTTTATAGATTTTGTTTTTATAGATTTTGTATTTTTAGGTATTAACGCTGCTTTTGTCACTAAAGATATAGACATACTTATTATATTCAATAATGTAATCTTTATATAAATCATTTTTTATCTATGATTAACAATACACTAATCTGCACTGTAACCAAATATATCCCAAAATGGCAACCATTTAATATTTTCAGATTTACGTTCTTTATACATGTGTCTTAACTCTGGACTTAATGTATTTTTATGAACAAGTGCAATCAACATATAATTATTGAAAAATTCATCTGACATTACTACAAACCCATCAAACTCATTCTTAGTACCATGTGAATTCTCAGCTTTCCATCGTAAAAATTTTTTATTTTCTTTTTGACAGCCAAGAATAACCAATGCATGTGCTGGTTGTGTAATTCGTGCATTTAATAATACTTTTTTATTTTTAATAATATCTATATCAAATATATCTTGAATTGTTGATGAATTATGATCTAATATTGTCTCATCATTTAATACGAAATAATTCCAATCTGTTGCAACCCATACAGGTGTTTTATATTTAGTAAGTGTTTTAAATACACTTTTTTTCATAGTATTAATATCAACATTTAAATATAAATTACTAATTGTTCTTTTAAAGTCTTTGCTGTCTTTGCTATCTTTAACCATATTATTTAAATATTCAACTGCTAACAATTTATTATATTCATTTCTTTCATCATTTGATATCACAATATAATCATCTATATTTACAAGTGGTTTAACAACTTTATTATAATATGTTAATGGTGTATAATTAGTAGGCAATACACTATCTTTATATGTCCAATCAAATGTATCAGGTATACTTCCTAATGTTAACGTTAATAGTCTATAAAATTCGTCTAAAATAGTTTGTTTATAGGTACTAAATTGTATTTGAGACATTTTTTTAGTAATATTAATACTTGCTTTTTTTATCAATGTACATAATAAATCATCTAACATATTTGTATCTTTAACTTGAATATTATCTGGAAATACAGATTTAGGAACTATTCCATATTTATTTATTATATTGATAAATTGATCAATTGTTCCCCCATCACTGTTTATATTACTAATCAATGATGCAAATTCTAAACTATGTAAATTGTCTTTTTTTGCAAATTCATACATTAATTCTAACAAATAATTACACTTCTCAATTCTATCATATTTAAATACAAATGCTTCAGATAATTCAAATTGTGGAGGTAATTTATAATGTTCTATTAAATGATGTCTAAATATATTTAATGCAGAAAATATCCAACATCTTCCTGAGTAATATTGATTTGTTGGGCGTACTTTTTCTTTTAATTGATAATTAAATAAAAATGGTAATTTATTTATTTCACTAGGTTTATTCATTATATCTTCAATTTGGACTTGACTTAATGCCGATTGAATAACATTATAATTTTTATTTTTTAGTATTTCATTATCATGTTTGGATAAATAGTCTATTTTAATAGTTTTTCCCATTCTACAATTAGTGTGTATTATATTTGATATAATTTAATTATAAATTAAACGCCATTTGTCCTACACCACCAATAATTTTAAATACATTATAGCCTAATGTGTATACTGTTAAATTATAAGAAGTATCTTTTGCAGAAAGTGTATTAATTAGTGTATTTGTAGTTGGAGTAAAACTATTTGTATTCATTTGTAATTGTATTGTTTGTACCATTGATGAATTGAAACTACCACTTGGTTGTGATTTTTCAGGATATAATGCATGACTATATACATATATACCTTGACGAGGTTTACTTGTATGATGCATATATGGCTGTAATAAATTATAATATGTTCCTGGTTTAAATTCTATACGATCTAAACCATTCCAAATAAATTTAGCTTGATTTAAAATTGGTTTTGTTTCGTCATCTTGCTGTGATGCTGTTAAATTTGCCCAATTATTATAATATTGTGCATCTTGACGTCGTAATATCCATATAAATTCTTTGATTGGATTTTGAAGAACTAATGATGCTGTATAATTCATACCAACACTTCCACCCAAACTATTTCGCGATATTTGCTCTACTAACATATTTATTGTACTTGTTTGTGCTATAAATGTTCGTTCAGGAGTATCAAGAAATAAATAATTTAAATCTAAATATGCATTGATTTGTACAAAATTTTTGTCACCACCACCATACTTTGTAAATGTACCTATATTAATATTTGTTCCATATATATTATTATATGTAATTGGTGATATATATGTATATGTGTTATGATCATAAATTTGATATAACCTTTCTACTGAATTAAAATTTATATTTATAGTAATCTGTTGATATTGTAATGAAATTAAAGGTAATGCCAATGCTGGATTCTTACTAAACCAAAATTCTAATGGTATATAAATATCTTTTGCAGCAAGACTTGGATTAGATGGTCCTGTACTTGCTGGATAATACGAGAATGCAATTTTATTATTTTTTATTATGACTATTGGTGACAAATTTGTTGGATTCATATATTCTTGTGTATTGCCAATAAGATTATTAACAATATTTTTTTTATCTTGTGGCAGTGATAATTCATTCCATATATCTAACCATTCACCGGTTCGTGTATCAATAGTATATGTATCAACATTAATACTATAATTAACTAACATATAATATGGCATATTTGCAGTCCATCTAAAACGATAAGTATCATCTGAATAAATTGCTGGTAATGTTAATTGTAATGCTACGTCTTTTAATAAATCGCCATATCTACCTACTTGACAAGTAAATGTACCCGGATTTTGTCCTAATGTAGGTGCTGTACTAAAAGCAGTTTTAATACTTTGCATTCCAAAATTAGTATGACGTTGATATACGTGTTTGAAATACGACATTTGTGGTTCTACTGTTAAATATACATCTTGTGCACCAATTGCTAATAATGACATAATACCACCTGTCATGTTAATTGTTCTTCTAAATATATAAATATACTATATCCATAAATATAATATTAAATAAAAATAAAATTAAAAATTAATAATTACAATAATTAATATTTATTACCTGTATAAATTTGTGAAAGTACATCTGGTTCTGTATTTGTAGATAATTTACTCATAAATGCTTTTTGTGCATCTAATTGTCCTGGAATACTTGTTGCAGTTCCAGGACCTAATGCATATGTTTTTGTAAATCCAGCATTATATAATGCAATCATTTGTTCTGGGGTAGGAACATAATTCATATATGTTAAATCTGCCATACATAATGATCGTGGGTAATCAATAGCTGATCCAGTACCTCCTGTAGCAGAACTTCCTCCTGGAGGAACTGTTGATAATTGGGTTTTTGGTGTTACAGTATCATCTGGTCTTGTAAATTCTATTTTAGGACCAACAAATAAATTTCCTTGGTTTTGTAATAATACACTATTTCCTGCAGAATTTGGAGGATTAAACATTCCATCTACATATGTTTCCATTTGGATTGATCCATTTATATAAATTTGACATCGCACTTTATTACGTATTGGTAATGGATCACTTGGATAAGTATCCATTATAATAATAGTTACCATAAACCATTGTGCAGGATATGATGCTTTAATATTTTTAACACCAATTTTATATGAATTTACATAATTCCAATCTGTAGATATAGCAGTGCATGTATTTCTAGCGTTTTGCATTACTGCATCTACACCTCTAAAAATACCATTCTCATCTTTTGTTTGCATAGTATTAAACTCAACTGTTAATACATCACCGGCGTTTTCAAGTTTTACTAATGGACATTTAACTAATACATCTGATTTAGCTTTAGTACCACATAAACTATTATAATGTACAGAATCTTTTGAACCACGCATAAATAATATAAATTGATCAGTATCAAGACCATAATCTGCAGTAAATGTGTTTCTATTATTTTTTGTAGGTTTTGCTTTAGTTGGATCAAAGAAGCTTGTTTTTTTCTTGTTAGCGGTAGGTAAAGCATCTGTTCCGGCACTAGGATCAATATATAACCAAAAGTTATAAGTAAATTCTGCACCAGCAGGTTGATTTATTGCATTTCCTAGATTTCTATATGATGTATCTAATGGACTTGTTGATACTGTATTATATGTAAATGTACCACTCGTATTAAAATCCACAACTCCTGCAAATATTGGTGTTGTTATTTGTATAGCCCGACTTTTTTGAATTGCTTTTAGCATTTCAAAATTATATATAGCAAAACCTATAATTAAGAATATAATTACAAGCACTATTGCGAAAAATACTTGAAGAAAACTGCTAGTAAATCCCATATAGATTAAACTCTATACTGATGAAAGAAAAATGATTAAGTTAAATTTAATTAATTTATCCACTATATATTTATCCAATTTTATATAATGGTGAACGAACACCGTATGCTGGTAAACCTAATATTGCCAATGGATTATTGAATGGTCCTTTTTGGTAATTTGCATATACATCTTGTGAACTTATATCGTAATTGTAAAATTGAATATTTGATACAAGTCCTGAAAACCCTGGTCCAATTGGATCCGAAATTGATCCACCAATATATACGTCACCAGTATTGTTCATATTAATATTACTAATATCTGTTACAGGTGTTACAAGAGTTGTTGTTTTGCCATCAACATTAGTAACTTTAACTGGATTTAATTTTGTACTTGTTGTTACAGAAACTGCAAGTTCTGAGTCAATATATCCTGTAATTGTACCTCCGTTAAGATTTTCATTAATTACACATGCAACATGCACCCAACGTTGTAAAGGAATATATGGAAATACAATACCGCGACTTTGACTGGCAACTTTTAATTTTTCAGTAGAGGTTGGTGCAAGTGTTGCTGCTGCTGTTCCTGATTTACCTAATAAATTATTATCTTTATATGCACTTGCTGGTCCAGCTTTACCTTGTGAAGGAATATTATATTTAAAATAGTTATCTGTTCCTGCTGAAGGTCCAAATACAATAGACAATGATGAACTATTTGGGTCTAATGCAACATATGGTCCTTCTGGTAGTTTTCCATCTTCTGTAAATGAATCAGTCTTTGTTCCACGATGAAATACGTGTCTTACACTTCCTTGATATTTGGATATATCATAAATATACATCCAAAAACACATTCCGCTACGAACACCCGATGATGGATTTGGTATAGAACTTCCAACACAATTGGTTATTTGAGTACCCAATACAGGTGCAGATGTTTCTACAAGTAAATAAGATGATTGAGAAATCATAGTATAACGAATAATATAATATAATATTAATGCAATAACACCAACAACAAGTATACCTGCAATAGTCATAGCAATTATAGTACCCGAAGATGTACTACGAAATTCATTTATTTGACTAACCATATTAGTTGTAGTTTCTTTAACACTATTTGAAAACTCTTGTGTTTTTTCAACTAAATTAGATGGTGCAGAAAAAATTGATGCAGGTGCTGGTGATGGTGCTGGTGCAGGTGTAGGTGCAGGTGCAGGTGCAGGTGCTTCTGGTTCAAAAACTGGTTCTGAACTAACTGGATTTTCTTGGAATTCTCCTGTAGCTTTATTTTGATCCATTTAGTATACTTCCTATCATATAGAAAGTTTTTTTGTATTATTCCGAACACGTACTTTACTACGATTTTTAGTTGCATTAAGTTCTTTACGAATAAAACCATCATATATTTTTTTACGTGTACTTCCGATTGTTTCCCATGGAAATGTACTTTCGTATAGCGAGAGCATATTCTTTTTCCGCAATGATAAATAATTAAACATTCGTGTAAATTCATCCATAGGTGGATCTGCATTTTTTTTTCTTTTTAATCTTGTTAATATTAATACAGTATTACAAGCTTGTTCAATTGCATTTGATATATCACCTCCTTTAGATAATGTCATTATTTGATCCCATCTACATAAATGTTGAAGTATTTCAATATATAATTTATCTTTTTGTTCTTTTGTTCCTTTGCGTTGTTTAAATTCATGTATAATATTTTCATGAAATCGTAATGGATGTAGCCACGGATCTTGCTCTATTACTTTACGTATTAATCCACGATCTTCAATAAAATAAATCTTTGCAACCTCTGGGAATATATCTGTTGATTCTATACATTTTTTTTCATCGTCATCAATTTTAAATAGATCTTTTCGGATTTTTCGTACATTTAAATTATATATATTAAATGCTGCAGATATATTCCCATTTGAAAATTTAACAGATTCATCTATAATATTAGCAATATTAGCAATATTTCTAGTATTTCCAGTATTATCAGTATTGTTAAGATTATTTAACAATTTTTTTACATCATTGTCTGTCGGTGTTTTTAATAATATTAATTGTCCGAATATTATACTTTTTAAAATTATTTTTAATTCCGATGAAATACATGATAATATGATTTTAATAGTTCTTATTGTATTACATGTAATTAATAAGTTAAAATTATTAATAAAAGATCTATCTATTGCAAGTAGTGTATCTACATCATCAATAAATATAACTGTTTCTTTTAAACTTTCTCCAGGAATAGATAACAAATTAAATTGATCTAAAATATTTGATAACGTCTGTTTTAAAATTAATTCTTTAAAATCCTTACTGTTTACACATTCATCTTTGTTTATATAACATATATTCTTATTCGCATCTTTAATTGCCATTTGAACTCCATATGATTTTCCACAACCTGGTGATCCAGACACAATAGTAATACATTCTTTTGTTATTACATTACCAAATACACTATTTGGTTGTTTTATCCATGATACTAATTGCGTATATTCATTTTCATTACCAATAAATCCTGATAATTTAGACATTAATATAGTAATATATTATTCTTTATATTATTTTATATCATACATTAGTAGTTATTAGATAAATGATTACACAATTTAGATTAATAGATAAAAGAACAAATACCATTACACAACTTAATAAATATGATAAAGTGTGGGCATATCGTTATGATCTTAATATATGGTCTAACACTATTCATGTTAATAAAATAAAAAAATTTAATAAAGTTTTAGTATTGTATGCACCAAAATATATACAATTGCAAATAAAAGAAAATAATCGTTATAAATCATATATTTCTAAATAATTAATTGATCTATTACACTATTGCTAATTTAAATAATGAAGCAAAAATATAACATATAAATGCTATTAATGGAAATGCGACTGCTACTGCAAATACTGAGTTACCTTCAGTAAAACCTGTACTAAATTTTTTAAAAGTACCGTCGTTATTAAAGAGTAATGCGGGTTTAGTTAAAAATAGAATAGTTATAATAATAGTATATAATAATAATGCTACTGCAAATTGTGGTATAATTAACATTTATACTTACTTTATACTTACTTTATAATTCTTCAAGAAAAGAAAAACTAAGTTATTATTATAAGTAGGATATTATGGTTAATAAATATAATATACCAAAGTATAATTATACCAATAAAATAGTAATATATTTTGGTATAATATTACTATGTGCATTATTACTAAGTGTTATTATTATTAGTATAAATCATATTATAATTGTATATAGAAAAACAAAAGAATATAAAACTATACCTATAAATTATATAAATATTGAATCTTTTTCAGATATTAATAAATATGTGTCATCAATTCTTGTATATACAAATAATATTGCAAATTCAACATGGATAGGTGAAGAATTAGATCCAGATATAGAAATTATATATCAAGAAATAACAAATAATACTTCATGGAATAATATTAAAACGTTTTTAAATAAGAATGATTTTAAAAGTTTAAATATTAATACAACTTCTAAGTTTCCAATATCATATGTATGTACAATATTTGATACATATGAATTAGCACAAATAAATACTATGAATACTAAACAAATAACTGCACCACAGGGATACTTTATTGCATTTTCAACACCACAAAAAGCAAAAACCTTTGATTGTAGTTTAGATTTAGGTAATAAAAGTATAGGTTATTTTGGATATGGTGACGAAATATTTATAAATGCTATCTTAAATGGACATCGTTTTGATATAAGTTCTATAAAGAAAGTATTAATAACTGATTCAGAATTACCTTCATTAACTAGTTATATTAATAATACTGATATATTTATAACTTACATCATACCCGGTACTAAATTCCATAAATTATTATTAAAACAACGTATTACATTTATTGGATTTTCAAATATGGATATAGCACGTGTATCATTATTCTATCCCGGATTAACTATGAAATATAATATTGATATATCAAAAACATTTCTAGAATTACCACCTCCAAATAATGCAAAAGACAACATGGCAACAGTAACACAAAAAGAAAATATAACAAATTTACCAACAATGACTCAAACATTTTTAATGATGGAACCCAAAATGGTATTTACAGACTTTACAATTACCAATACAAATAATACAAATAATAAAAATGTAGAAACATTTATATCGCGTTTAGATTTACCAGATACATATTTAGATCCAACATATACGTGTTATGGTGATATTACTGCAAATATTAAAGCATTATGTGATTCGGCATATGATATAGTTGGAGAACCAAAAACACAACATACAACATGGGATCATTCGTGTGTAGTTGATACAGATTGTCCTTATTACCAAGCAAATACAAATTATAAGAATAATCGTGGAGGATGTATGGATAGTGGTGTATGTGAATTACCTATAGGTGTACGTCGTATTTCTTATAGAAAATATGATGACACAGATATATATGCACCCTACTGTTATGGTTGTGATGCATATGATACAGAATGTTGTAACACACAAAATAATCCTGATTATGCATTTCCAAATGATACAGACGAACGCATTGCATATGATAAGAATTTACCAATAAGCATTCCAATGAATTTTTAATATAATTTATAAGATATAAATTAACTAAAATAAAATAGTATTAATAAATAATGCAAATGATAAGAATAGGATTTAATTTATTATTATTTGTTGTATTACTCATTTTATTTATAGGTTATTGTTGGACAATTATAATAGAAAGAGACTATAATACTAAAATTGAAAGTTTTAATAATAAATTACATACACTAAATACTTCTGCACCAATTAATATTAATTCACCAGGATTAAGTACTCCAGAATTATTAGATGCAGCCTTTTGTAAACAACGAAAATCTAAAAAAGATACATCTAAAATAAATATATGTAATAATTCACAATTATTACCTTCAACTATACCTTCTGTAGCACAAGTTAATAATAATAATAAATGGAGATATAATGATTTTCATGATGATTCATATCCAGAAAGTGGATTTTTGATTCCATATATACCATCATCTAATACACCAAAATTAAATACCAATGATACTACTTCAAATATATCTAATATTTGTAGTGATAATAATCAACCTGTTTCTGCAATTAATAATGACATTATTGCATATAATGACGATCTAATATCTACAAATACTGGAAATAATCCATGGGAACATCATAAGGTACATAAAAGTATACCAATTAATCCTGAAGTTAAATTTACAAATGCATATTACTATGAATTTGGTAATTTATTATATTTAAATAATATGAAAACTGCACTAGTTGTTCCATGTGATCTATTAGCTGATGCAGTATTAACATCAAATTGGAGTGAATTAATAAACCCATCTATATCTATGAATTCTGATGAATCTACACTACAGGAAGTAGTAGATGGTTACAATAATTGTTTAATGTATATTGATGATAAAATTAATAATGCAATATCTATGATATTACCGGGTGAGAAAAATGTTAAAACACCTTCACGAATACAAATTGTTCATGATATATTTAAATCATATAAAATGCATACTACAAGTCAATCTATGTATTTGATACATATTGAATTAATATTGTATAGATTATCAAAATACAATGGTAAACATGTAGAACTTACATGTACTGCGAAAAAAGTAGATACAGATTGGATAATTCATGTTGTTGCTATAAATATATTAGGTGTTGTTCCAGAAGAAGATATTGCATTATACCCTGTGATACCAAACGATAATCTTAATATTGAACAGTTACAAGTTGTAAATGATGTTAGTAAAATAACAGCAATTATTAATGATCCTAAAAATGAAGCATATTTAAAACCTTTAATTGAAAGACAAAAAACATATCAAATGATTGATGCAACAGATAATAAATTGGCAAATTTATTAAAGAATGCTAACAAAGACACAAATACGTAAAGACTAGTACACTTATTTTTTATTTATTATTATTTTAGTAATAATAAATTTATTTACATATATCTATCTAATATTTCGTCATCATTTGCATTTTCCATATCAGGATCTTGAGGATAAAAATCTCGTTCTTGTTCATAATCTTGTATATTATCTTGTACATCATTGTTTATATTACCATCATCGCCTTCGTTTCCTCCAGGATTAACTTCTATATTTTGCTCAATTTTAAGACCAAAACGCTTTGCATCTTTCATTAATTGTAAATCGTCATCTTGTAATACATTATATGCTGCCATTATTTTAATCTTACTTTCTTCACGCATTTTATTAATATAATCATTATACTCTTCTACTGATGGCATTTTATTTATATGTTTCCATGAACTTAATAATTCATAATTATTACTAATTATTGTATCAATATCTATACCATCTGGTATATCAATAAATATATCATTATCATAAATTATTTGTGTAGGTAAACAATAAGTAATAGCAAGTATATATTTTGAAATATATAAAGCAGTTGTATAATCAGATCCTTTAAATTTGTTTTGCATTTGTATTAATGTGCTTTTTATTGATTGTGCAATTTCAAGTGCATTATTATACACATTATGCTCAATTATAGTAGAATTTGTGTTATATTTATTTGTTAATGTAAATAAATTTTTAATTAATAAACTAACAATATTAATAATACTTCCTATATCTTTTATTGATGTTATTGTTGTATTAATTTCACTCGCTTTTTGTGTATTATTTACAAATAATGAAATAATATTTTGAAAATATGTATTACATGATTTAGGGTCTTTTAATATATTTGATACATACATTTGTGGAAACCATGTATTATCAAATATAAAATCATAACGTTTATTATCTATATTTACATTATTGACAGTTTGTTCTTCAAGTTCATTTGGTTTAAAATATGTTGTACACATTTTAATATTAATTTTTTTGTCTTGTTTGTCTAATTTGTCTTGTTTGTCTTGTTTGTCTTTATTTTTCTTATCATTTTTATGTTTTTTAGAAATAAATAATTGATATTTATTTCGTGGTTCAATATTCCATCGCTGACGTGCTAATTGGGTTTTTAATTTATATAATTGTTTTGTTGAATTTTTCATATCAATATCTGCTGTATAATCTGTATCTATTTTTGCAGTACAACATCCTAAGTCCCATGCTGGTAACTTTTTATATTTATTCCAATCTTCAATTGGGAGTTGTAAGGGTAAGTATACAAATGATTTTATAAATGTATTTATAATTACATTACGTGATACTTTTTTTCTTGCTTCTAAGTCTTTTATTAATTCAACTAATGAAAATACTGCTTGTTCAGCACGACTTTGGACACGTTTAGACGAATTTGTTTTCCAATAAGCTTTAATTGTATTTAATCGCTCATTATAATGATCTTGAACATATGCTTGTATTTCATCTGCAAAATCAATTGAAGTTTTTAATACATAATTGGCAACCGCATCAATATAATATATTATGCCGCGTTTACCAACTTTATTCACTTTTTCTAAAGGTACACCGTATGGTAACCAAGTATTAACAAATATTACCATACCTGATAGTATATTAAATCCTAAATAACCCTTTACAGAAGCTTCCAAACTATCTAACCAAAATACTGATAAACCTGAAATTAATATATCTTCACATGCATGTACCCATTCTTTGTGTATTGTTGGATATACATTACTTAATTTCATACGTAAATCAGAATTTGTGATTTGTTGTATACGAGCATGTGATAATTGTTCAGTAGAAGCACATATTCTTTGTGCTACAGCTTCAGATATATCATTAATTTGTGTTTTAATTTGTTGTGCTCGTGACATACGCATTTTAACAATATCATTACTATTAATATCTTTTATCCAATTATTAATATATGTTTCATTCCATTTCATACCTGTAGCGTCACGAACTTTAATCAATTGTTTTAATACAGTTGCAAGAACTTCTAATGTTCCAGAGTTACAGTCTTTTAATGCTTCATACTTTTCACTATATTTATTTGCTATTAATTCATATGCATCATCTTTACCAGTCTCCATATTATTTTCTAGTGGTTCTTCATTTACATTTAATAATACATCATCAACTAATCCCATTTCAAAATCTTCATCATATGTTCCTTGTGCAGTAACAAAAGGGGTTCCATCATATTGCTTTGTATCATTACCTTCAACAAACTCAGCAATTTCATTATATTTATCTAAAAATGGTTTGCGATTTTCTGGAATTATAGATTTTTCTGTTAATTTAAATTTTTTAATTAAATCTAATGGTTCAATATATATATTAGGTTTATCAATTTGTTCTATAGAGGTTTTAGGAGAATCATCTAATAAATTTTTTATACGATTATTTATTATAATATTTCTATATGTATCTATATATTCTAGTAAATCATCTAATGTATTTGTATTATTAATAATATTTATAGCCATATTATATGGTACACTTTTACGAATCTCATTTTCATTAATATTATATTTATTGTTGGTCATCATATAATTTCCACATCTTTCACGTAACTGAATTATTTGATCATCATTAATAAATGGAAATTTAAATGATCCTAAAAAATCCCAAAATACAGTATATTTAGACAATTTATCAATTTTATGAAGTGATTTATTTGTATTCTTGTCTTTAGATTCACTAGATTCTTTATCAAGTACTTTAAATTCTTTATATAATTCTTCTAATGTATTTATTAATAAATCAAATTCAGCTTCATTAAGTTGTTCTAACTTATATCCATCGTGACTTAATTCTAGATCAATTGTATGTGTATCTAATATTAAATCATTGTTTTTCAAATCTTTATTTTTAATAAATTTACTTATATGATTTTCAAGTGTTGTTTTAAATGTTGGTTCAATGCGTTTTTCTATCCATTCATGTAATGTAGATGGATCTTTATTTGAATCATAATTAATAAATTTAGAAGATGGTAAATTTGTATTAGCATCAACCACATATAACTCTTCAATAATAGCCATTGGTTGCCAACATACTGCATGTACAGGTATACGTGTATTATTAATTGTATCGTCTTCTGTAAATCTAACAGTATCGTGTGGTGATGGTAATATTAATGTTGAAGGTATATCAACAACTGGATTTACTGTGTCTTCGTCTTCAATTGTTGTTAAATCAAAAGGAGTTGAAATTAATGCTTTCTGAGATTGTTGCAAATTATAATATGAAGCTTTGTGTGCTTGATTATATTGGTCTATATATGATTCTTTATCTTCACTAGTATCAGAATCAGACTCTGAAACAGAGACTGTGTCTTTTCTTTTTACTTCAACTTTTATTTTTGTATAATCAGTAAGTATTTTTTCAGTTGGATTTATGATTGATTTATGGAGATCTGCAAATACACGTGCACGATTTGAATCTTTAATAAGTTCAGTAATTAAATCTACAATTTCATTATATGATGATTGTACGAATTTAGGATCATATTCTAACATCTTTTCAATAGATAAAAATTCACGAATTGTAATATCTGGTAATATTTCATCTTCTTCAACAAATTCCATATTAACTAATGCTTCTTCCTTGAACACACATAATATTTTTCTTTATACGATTTTATACATTTTAACAAATTCTTTTTGCGGTTAATTAAAATAAATCATGACCTTTTAATAGAATATATAATTTTATGAAATTTCAAACCACACTAATATATTTTATAAGTAGTTTAAGTATATTACTAATTTTATTATTATTAATAACACTATGTATTTACTTTATTAAAATTATGTATAAAAATAATGTAGTAGATTGCTTTGATGATAGTATTAATTCTATAAATAATTACGAGGATATTTTTCCACTTGAAACAAATCCGTGGATAAATACATCTAAAAATATATCTTATGCAAATAATACATTAGAAGTAGAGTTAAAAAATAATAATAATGAGTGGAAATATAATAAGCTTGAAATACATCCACTTTTAGCAAACGAACTATTAATTAATTCCAATGGATCATTAACATATAAATTAACACCAGAAGACGAGGATAAAATAATAGCACAATTATTTCCTTTATATACAGGACCGTCAATACCTTCTATACATATTGATAATTGTGTAATGTTAAGTGTAGATATACCAAAATATAATGCAATTCGTTCTGAAACAATTAAATTATTAGAAGATTATAAATTACCACCATTAGAAGTATATTATGGTTATACACGGGATACAGTAAAACAATCAAGATTTTATGATTTAATGAGTAATCCTAATATACGTAATGAATTGGCACTTGGTATGTTGGAAATATTTGAAAATTTTGTTAACAAATATCCGAATAAGAATGCATGGATGTTATATTTAGAAGATGATGTGCGAATTGTAAATTTACAACCTGCATCAGATTTATCTATATTATATAATATTCCATCAGATGCAGAACTTATTCGTCCATATATAGGAACTAATACAATTACAACTATGCATACTATTAAATATAATAAATCATATAATGGAGGTTTAAATCATGCGTTATATATATCTGTTTCTGCATGTAAAAAAGTTTTAAAATATGCAAAAATACATAAATGGAAATATATTTGTGATGTAGATTTATATAGATTAGCAGTTGGCTCAGGAGGTTTTCCTACAGGAAATGATGGGTGGTCTTTAAGTGCGACTGAAAATCAAAATAATATTAGTAATCTAGTACCTAAAAAAGATAAAATACATATGTATTCAATGGATCATATAATTTTTAATCAAACTTCTTTACCATGTGCAGAGTTTAAATAACTTAAACTTAAATAGCTAATTTTTGCCATTTGTCTTGTAGTTCTGTTAAATAAACTAACAATCTGTTTGAATGTTCACGAACAATATCTTTATATATATCTGGATTGACTTTATCTAGATCAGTATCTGGATTAATACGTAATATCATTGTACTGTCTAATGGATGTGGACAATAATAACCAACATATTTAATATATGTATCACGAGGACCGGCTTTATTTTCACGAATGTAATAATTATGAAGTGTAGATTGTAAGAAATTACCTAATGTATCGTCTTCATTTGAAAATATAAATTGGCCACCAGTTTCAGTTGTTTCAAATTTAATATATGATTGTGACACAGTATCAACATTAATATTTTGTATAATTTTATGTAATTTATCAGTGAGTATATCAATTGCTTTTGAAAATAAATATTTTGGTGTTAGAGCACACTCGCTTTCAATAGAAAACAATATATTTAGCGGATCTCCGTATGCATTTTTTAGATATGCTCGTTCTTTATCTAAAACATTATTTTGTTTAGATGATTCAATTGGATCTTGTGTAAATTCAATTGTACATAATGATACTGCACTAAATCCAGCATGATGACTTGCAGAAGATTTAATTGCGCGACCTTTAACAACTTTAAAACGTTCTCCGGGGCGAAGGCGCGTTATTAATATTGGTGATTTTGTAATACTATCAACTGGAAATAATCTATGTACTTCTTTAGTAGTTAATTCAACACCCATTTTAGTTATTTTAATATCATGTGTTGTAACATTAATTGTAACAACATCATTATTTTGAACATCTAAACTAAATTCATAATCGTCACTTACAAATTCATCAGTCTCAGTTTCAGAAAAATATATTGGAATAAGACCTAAACGATGTAGCATAATCTCGTTGTGTAATGGACCATCATTTACTTCAATAGTTAATGATGGATGAATTTCGCCATCAAAACCAACAACATTTATATCTGATAATATGATACGTCGGAGTGCATTAATAATAGATAAATCTACATTATGTATATTAAAACAATAACGATTTTTAGCAGGTAAACTAATTGTAAAATCAGAGAATGATTCTACATTATTTGTTTTAATTTGTGCCATTCTATTATATATTATAATGTATTATTTAAATAGTTAAATATTATATCATTTTTTATAATTTTTTTAAACTATATTTTACTTCTTAATTAAATGATCAATTTAAGGCTTATGCGTTTAATATATATATTGAAAAATACATAATAATAGTTAGTAAGATATGGCAAATTCATTATTATTATTCTATAGTATAAATTGTGGAAATTGTAGAATGTTATTAGATTCAGTAGAACGTTATGATAAACATAAAATAATTAAAACATTATGTATTGAGTCATTAATAAATGAGAAAAGATTACCTCCACAAATTCATAGTGTTCCAGCATTACTCATTGTAAATGAAAATATATTTTTATATGGTAAACAAGTATTTGATTATTTATTATTACCTGGTGCAGGAAAATTAGTTCTTCAACCAGAAGATCCAAAAACAATTATTTCAAATAATACTAATACTAAACCAGATAATTTAAATACATCAGAAAATAATAATAGTAGTCATGATGAACCGTTAGGATTTTCTATTTCATTAAATGGTATGTCTGATGGTTTTTCATTAATTGAAGATATTGAAGCTGATCTTAGTAATTTGGGTAATAATGATAGACAATATAATTGGACACCTATAGAAACTGCAAATATACAACCATCTGAACAATCATTTGCTGATATTAATCAAGATGCGCGTTCACGAAAAGATTTACCAAGTCTTGCTTTGCTACAAGAACAACGTGCATTAGATCTTAATAAACCAGAGGTTATTAATCCAAATAGTATGCCTAACGCAATATCTAGTCGTTAATTATTATACTAAAATAAAGTGAATTAAATATATTTAAAGGTTTGAATAAACAAATATATATTACAATGAGTTTATATGTTTTTAATCAATATTATTTTGATTTATTGAAGAAAGTTAAAGATTATTCACGAGAAAATAAAGATAAACCACAGGCAAATACTATTAGAAGTTCTATTAAAACAAATTATAGTTCATATGATATAACCGCATCAGAATATCGTGATTTTTTCATAAAAAACACAGAATTTGTCAGAGATACATGGGAAAAAATGGAAATTAATGATATTAAAGATGCAAAATCATGGTTAGTTCGCGAAGATATTGGAGGGTGTCATATATATGAAGGTATTTCTTTATTGGATGTAGAAAGTAGTATTAGAAGTAAAAAAACATTTTTCTACTATTTTACATTACTTTGCATTTTTGTTAAAGACATGACAGAAGAACAGGTAGGATATGTAGTTGGACTACTTAAAAATATTAAAAATATAGATGAGTTTGAAAAATCATTAGAAAGTATTGAAGATGAATTACTAAAACGTCATTTAACATTTTTATTATATCTTCAAAGACAATCCGTTTCTGCTGCTACATCTAGTAATAATACGGATGAAAATCATACAAATGTTAGAGAAGGTATTGATGAAACGATGCAGCAGTTAGAGACAACAAGTTTAGGTAAGTTAGCTAAGGAAATTATGTCTGATATTGATGTGAATGAGGTACATAACTCAATATCTAAAGGTGGAAATATACTAGAATCCCTTACAAATCCCGAAGGTGGTTTATCTAAATTACTTGGAACAGTAAGTCAAAAGATGATTTCTAAAATGGCATCTGGTGAAATAAAACAAGAAACACTATTACAAGATGCATTAAAGTTTTCTGGTCAACTACAAAATATGATTCCAAAGGATGCATCTGGTATGGGCGGTTTCGGAGATATTGCAAATATGATGTCTAAAGTCGGTGATTTAGCAAATATGATGAATAACAATAGTAAAAATAGTGATTCAAGTGATGATGACGATAGTAGTGGTGGTTTTAATTTATCTAAAATGGCAAGTATGTTAGGAAACTTAAATAATGATATAAAAAAAACTAAACAACGACCTGTTATTAATCAACCAGAGTTAACACGCGTAACTAAAGCAAAACAATTACGTAAGAAATTAGAACGTAAAAAACGTGAAAAAGAAGAAGCAGAGAAAACACAAAGTTAAAATTCAAAAAGAAATTGTACGTCTATCTGTATAGGAGACCATGACGGAAACTATATGGTATGAAAATATTAACGGTTTATTTACTGAAACAAATTATTATAAAATAATACCAGTTCGTGAGATGACATTACAAGAAAAACTTAATGCTTTATTAAGATTCTTTGTATATCTAGGAATATTATTAGCATTAATTAAGAGTAATTATAAATATTTATTATTAGGTATTATTACAGCATTAATAACAATAATTATTAATAAATATGAATTACAAACAGAAAAAGAAACAGAAAAATTTCTAGATAAAAACAACTTAACAATTGTTGATAATAAAATATGTTCACGTTCTACTGTTGAAAATCCGTTTATGAATTTATCAGTTGCAGATATATCATTAAACCCAGAACATCCTCAAGCATGTGATGTAGAAAACTATCAAGTAAAAAAATCTGTTGCAAAGAATTTTTATTCTAGAGTGTTTCGCGATGTAAATGATATATATAGTAAAGACGCATCCGAACGTCAATTTTATACTATGCCATGTACACAAGTTGCAAATGATCAAACTGAATTTGGTAAATGGTTATATATTAATGGTGGATCATGTAAAGATGGTAATAGTGAACAGTGTTGGCGTAATATTGCAGGTGTAGATTCAGCACATAAATCTTAATAATCGAGTATTAAAATTAATATAATTAAAATTATAATACTATTCTTTTTTTATATATATTCATGTAGTAGAATAAGAAATGTCAGATATTTTTCTTGATTCCCGTAATGTATCTAGTGATAAATGTGCTCAAGACACTAAAGAAACCCAAAATAATAATATTGAGAAATACGAATTCTTTCAATATTTACCAGTTGAATGTGATAAATCTGGAAAAGTAGCACGATATCCTACTTTTGCTTATGATCATGTAAATTTATTCGGACGTATTGGATACGGTGAAACCGAAGGCTGTGTTGTTGATACATCTTCTGAACTTCGTAATGATCCTCGTCAAATGACTCATGATAGATGTCATCAACAATTATATTCTAGGATATTTCAAGGTGGACCAAATCTTCGCTGTGGAGTAGTGGATCCAGACAAAGAAATGCCCATTTTACAAGGAAACGGTTCACGTGAACTTGCCGGAGTACAATATCCTTGCATACGATCAATCATGGAACTTGAAACAAATCACCCTATGCCAATGCAAGATTGTATTAAACCTGTACAATCTGTTGAACATACTGTTGAACCTTGGGTCCGTGGTGGTGTCCCTACACGTGATTTTATGCTAAGACAGGAATTCTTAGAATCTTGTGGTGCTAAATCATTTAGTCGTGGGAAAAACCGTGTGGGAATAAATTAAATATTTATTATTTTTAATTATTTTATTATATAAGATACACAGTAGAAGATACTACATGAGCTTTAATCATTTAAAAAGTGAAAACAATGAATACAAAAATAGACTTAGTGAAAGTGTAAATACATTAGAATATATGTTAAGCCCTTACCGTTATGAACATGCAGATAAAAGACGTCATAATTTAGGTCTAATTGGAGGATCTGCTGTTTCACATATTCGTGGTAATTTAGTTGATTTAGAAAGTGATTTACGTTGTCAAACACGATTAAATACACACTGTATTGATAAAAAATATAAACCAGTACTTCCGGGACAACCAATTCTAAATGACAAAACAGCGCCTATAGACACTACATTAGTACACTTACCATCATTACAAATGATTTCATATAAATCTGTTCCATTTCCCCCAGCAATGTCTGCAAATATATATAATACTATACAACAATAAATACAATATTACTACAACGATTTTACTTTGATTTAAGATGAGGTGTTATTTTATCAAATTTTTTATTTAAGTCTTCCAATTGAACAAGTATTGCGCGAAGTAGTAATGTATCTGTTGAAATAACTGAATTTATATTTTCGTTATTATCTTTCATAAAGTTATATGTGAATTCTGCACTTGAATATTTACTAGTCATGTTTGATTTACTTTTTAATAAATCAAAAGTAATCATTTTTTAAGAAATTTTTTTATATTGTTTTTTCGTCGTTATTAATAGGATTCTATGTCATTAAATACATTAACTAATGATTCATGCTCTTATCAAGAGAAATTACGCCGCTCTGTCGGTCCAGGTATGTATATGCTTAATACACCAGCAAGTGATATTTACGAATGCAGTCAAGATATTCCTGCCGACCCTTCATTACGTTTTCAAACATTTGGTCCAAATACATGTGTTCCTGGTAAAGCAATAGATGATTCTAGTGAACTAGAAGGATTATCATATAAAAATTCAAAGTGTAGTGCAAACTATTATGTACCAGGCAAATATTCCAGTAAAGGAATATGTAGTGTACCCGGAAAGGCAAATCCCCGTGCTTGTATGGCTCCTCAAGAAAGTACACGTATATCAAATCCTCCATGTACATTACATGGAACCGGATGGAATAGATGGGAATGGCTATGTTATAATCCACAAGACAAAGCAATTATTCCATTTGAATGGAATGTAGATGCAAATATGTTAATGCGCGATAATCATGTTCCATGCTTAGAAAGACCACTAGATGAAACTGAACTATTACCACATCCAGTTGAAATGCATCCATCTTATTATACTATGCAACAATGTGGTGATGGATTTGGAGGATTAAATGGCGCAAGTGGACAAAAATTCGGTGGAATGTCTACAGCTCAACAATTAGTTCAATTATAGATTAAAATAAATTCTTAATATAGAATTAATATAGAATAATGGAAGCCGGTAAAAGATCGTTTACTATTGACCAATCTGAAGTTAAATTAGGTGAAGACACTTCTTCACGATACATTGCACGTACTCCTTTAGCTGCTGCATCTAAAGCAGCACGTCGTATTTTTGCAAATGTAACTGGGAATAAAAAAGAAGTACGTTTCACTCTTCGCGAAACTACTCAAGATAGTAAGGGTAAATTATATAAATATATCGCTCTAAAACAAAAATTAGACAAACCAAAAGTTGTTAATTTAAATGGTAATGAAGTCACATATAATCATACTTATAAAGTAAAATCTTGCAAAATCTAATTATATATTAAAATTTAGATTTATATACTAAAATAAATTAAAAATAAATAAAAATAAATATAATTAACTTATTTTTTATCCTGTATTCAATAATAGAGTACATAAATGGATATTTATGCAAGTGCAGCATTAAGTGGTCTTGGATATGCATTAAATAATGAACGTAATACACTAAAAGATAATGAATATAAAGATGCACATCCAAACCAGTATAGTATGAAGAAAAATAATAGAATTAAAAAACATAAAACAGATATTGCAAACAATAATCTTGCAAACACTGGTGGAGGATTTCCCAATTTTCGTGTAGGAGAACCTGAGCCAGTAAATGGTATGCGCCCAAATTTACGCGAAGTACCCTCTATGGATAATGTTTATAGTTCATCATATCAAAATAAATCGTGGGCTACGGAAACTACATTAGGTACTAATATGTGGAAGGCTTCTCAAACTCCTTATGAAACAGGAATTGTACCTAGACCAGCATATGCAAATATGTTTGCAGCACCAGAAGATATTCCACAAAGAACACTAAATAATGATGAAAAGATTATGAGTTTAACTGGTGAAGAAATGACTATGGAAACATTTACACATAATAATATGCAACCTTTTTATACCGGCACTCCAAAACAAAACATTAATGTAAATGCAAATGCAAATACTACACACTTTGAACAAATGACTGGAACTGGTGGTTTTAAACCTCATAAACAAGCAGTTGATTGTTTTTTCCAACCGACTGCTGGTATTGGAAATGCTTGTGGTTTTATGAAAAATAATAATGAATTTTACATGAATCGTATTGTATCTCCAAAAAATCAAAATAATACATTTCCAATTGAACAAGTTCGTGTTGGTCCTGGTTTAGGATTAGGATATACATCAACTGGTGAAGGTGGATTTCAACAAACAAAAACCCTTGACGTAGTTAGACCTAAAACAATTGATGAATTACGTTCTGCATCAGATCAAACTCGTGCTCCTAATAAATTTCATATGCAAGAAACCGGTAAAGGTATAACACGAAGAGGTATACAAGCACCAATTGCAAAAAATCGCCCTGATCGTTTCTATGAACAAACACCAGACCAACTCTTACGTACTACTGGTGCAAATCTTCGTGAGATGAACAGACCTATATATGATATGAAACCTACCGCACGTGTTGACGGTCAAAAAGAATACAAAGGTAGTGCCGGATATTCAACATATAATCCTGGTCAAGGTTCCAGTGACGATTATGGTAAAGAAAATGTACTTGTATATAATACTGGTCGTGAAGAATTATCAGAACGTACAGTTATTACAAATGCAATGAGTTCTGTTAAAGCACTCATTGCACCATTACTTGATTTATTTCGTGATACAAATAAAGAATATACTATTGATGCTCCACGTGAATTTGGTAATATGCATGTACAAATACCATCTAAACCAACAACATATGATCCAGTTAATCATATTATGAAAACAACAATTAAGGAAACAACAATTCACGATACTACTATTAATAATTTAACTGGTAAAACACGTGGACCAATGAGTGCATTAGATGATGCAAAAACTACTGTACGTCAATCATTAGATACAGAAGATACTACACGTAACGTATCTGGTCATACTTATAAGGTTAAAATATATAATGCTGATAAAATGCGTAATACTGTACGTCAATCAACTGATGCATCAGGTAGCATGTATGGTTTTATGGGCGGTGATCAATTAAAAACTAGTGCGGGTGCATATGATAATATTGATGTTGTATTACCTGATACACAAAAACAATATGTTTCAGATTATGAATATGAAGGTATTGCTGGTGGTGGTATATTAAATAATAATCCTGGTGCATATAATTTTATTGATGTTGATATTCCAGATACACAAAAACAATATATTTCTGATTATGAATATGAAGGTATTGCTGGTGCACAAACACAATTCAGTCTTAAATCCAAAGATGCTGAATATAATGCAGAAATTGATCCAACACGTGAAATGCTTAATATTAAAGCAGGTTATACACCAAATGCTGGTGGTGGATATTCTGGTCAAGATCCAGATAATATTGATATGGAATCTAAACGTTTAGTAGGTGATAGTATTAACGAACGTGAAACAAATAACACTGTTCCAAAACAACTTACCGCACGTGCAATAGATTCATGTGAAGTAACTCAAGTTCCAGACTATATTAATGCTAATGAAAGACGTTTAGATCCAAGTGTACTTGGTGGCTTACGTAGTAATCCATATAGTATTAATATTAATCCAGTTCGTTCATTAGACGCTGTAAATGGATAAACTAAAATATTTGCGGCTATTTATGGATTTGTTTTTTATAATATATATTTAGCTGTGTTATTAATACATATATGGCAGAACTTCAAGCATTGTTAGATAACAAAAAAGAATATATTGAACATTTATACGAAATAATACTACCAACGTTTATTAGTGAATTTCAAAGTATTTATTTAAAAGGTAATAAATCACGCGCTCTTCAAGATTTTCAAAAAAACTTGATTGGTATATGTGAATGGGATGAAAAAGCAATTAATGATTTTTATAATAAATTATTAGCAAAAAGTGAATGTAATTACTTTAAAGATTTATTAAAAGGAATTCTGGTAACATTATTAAAAATTTATGTAATACAAGATTCTTCTAAGAAATATATTAAATTACATGTGCCTAGTCCGCGAAACTTTGTGTATGAATGTCTAAAAAATTGTGCCCGTAGTACATGGAAGAAACCACAATTATTCTATCATGATGTTAGAAGTATTGAACGTCAACATAATATAACTCTTACTGAACAGTTATTTATGAAAGCAATTAATTCTACTATTCGTAAAGCATTACCTATGCAAGATATTTTTACAAGTATTGATAATGAATATGTAGAAATTATTAATGAAAATGTTGAAGAAGATGAAGAAGATGAAGAAGATGATGAAGATGATGAAGAAATAGATGATGATAAATCTGAAGATATATCAATTAATTCAGATGTTGATGAATTAGATATAGCAGAAGTTAAAGAAGAAGTTAAAGAAGAAGTTAAAGAAGAAGTTAAAGAAGAAGTTAAAGAAGAAGTTAAAAATAAAGAAGAAGAAAATAAAGATGAGGAAGAGGAAGATGAGGATGATGAGGAGGAGGAAGAAGATGAAGAAGAAGATGAAGAAGAAGATGAAGAAGAAGATGAAGAAGAAGATGAAGAAGAAGATGAAGAAGAAGATGAAGAGGAGGAAGATGAAGAAGACGATGAAGAAGATGAAGAAGAAGATGAAGAAGAAGATGAAGAAGAGGAAGATGAGGAGGAAGAAGATGAGGAGGAAGAGGAAATGGAAGAAGATGAAGAAGAAGATGAGGAGGAAGATGAGGAGGAGGAAACGGACGATGAGGAGGAGGAAGATGAGGAAGATGAGGAGGAAAATGAGGATGATACAGATGAAAAAAACACAGAAAAAGATAGAGATAGTAATAAAAATATAGTATTTAAAGATGTCAAAAACACTATTTTAAATGATGATAATATAAGTGTATTATCGGAAGATTTCCGTATTAAATCTCTTAAAGATACATATACAGATTATAATCGTAAAAATATAATTATTGATAATAAAAATATTAAATTAAATAAAAATATTAATTTAGATAAAACGAAAGTTGTAAAAAAATCACTTAAAGATGCGTTTTATTAATCAACAATGTTATATAATTAATCATTAGAATAACAACAATGATTAATTATGTATATGCATTTATATGTTCTGTAATATTTTATGTATTAATACAGTATTATGTTAATAATTACTGTTCTGATGATCAAAAATATCTATTTAATTCTGGATATAACAAGATAATATTATTTATTGTTATATTAATATTATTTGAAGGTTTATTATATTTATATACTTCTGATATTTTAAAAACTTTTATTACTTTTAGTAGTTCTATTAGTGGTGGTGCTTCTACACCTTCTAACGCATCTAAATTGATTAGTTCTTCCAATACATCTGATATATCACTTGAAGATTTTGAAACAACATTTATAAATTCTATTAAAAATCAAGAAGTTGATGTAGGTGTTGTGCCTTTTTAAATATTTGTTTCGGATATAATGTATTATTTTTAATATAATCTTTTACATAGAAGATATAAGTAAAATGAAATTAGAGCTAAGAAAGTTTGATGTTAAAAATTTAAGAGATGATAGTGTTGTTATATTTATTGGGCCACGTAATACTGGTAAAAGTACTAATCTTTTCTCGGTATTAAGACAAAATACAAATATTCCTATAGGTGTCGTAATATCTGGTACTGAAGGCGCAAATCATGCGTTTGAAAAAATTGTTCCTAAAATGTTAATTTATGAAGAATATGATACCGAAATAGTAGATAAATTCTTAGATCGTCAAAAACAAATTATGAATCAAGTAAATCTTGAAAAGAAAAAATATGGACGTACAGATATTGATCCACGAGCATTTTTAGTACTAGACGATTGCATGTATGATAATAGTTGGGCAAGTGAAAAAAATATTAGATTTATATTTTTAAATGGTAGACATTTGAAAATATTTTGTTTAATAACTATGCAATATCCTATGGGTATTCCACCAGCACTTCGTGCAAATGTTGATTATATATTTATTAATCGTAATAACATGATTAAAGAACGAGAAAAAATTTATCACCAGTATGCTGGTATGTTTCCAAGTTTTGAAGTATTTAATAGTGTATTAACGCAAACTACAGAAAACTATGAATGCCTTGTTATTGATAAAAAATCCCAATCAAATAAATTAGAAGATCAAGTTTTTTGGTACAAAGCAGAAATTAATAACAATTTTAAAATGTGCTCACCAGAATTGTGGCAAATACAATCAATACATGAAGAAAAAGAAGCATTAGGATTAGTGCAACCATTAGATGATGAAGAAGATTACAGACCAGAAAAAATTAAAAAGAAAAATGCACCTATTATTAATGTTAAAAGACGAAATTAGTGTATATGTGTATAATTATTTTTCTATATAACAATATATTTAGTATATATATATCTGCGTTTATATTAGATATTAAAGATGTTTAAGATTAATGTGTCAGATCTTAATTCTGTAGTAATGGATGCAGAATCAGAAACAATGAGTATGATCGCAGATTTTAGATCAGCTACCGATAACGCATATATTAATATAAATAGTAAAGCAAGTCCTTCATCATTTAATACTGGTTTTGCACTAGGTACATCTAATTTATCAGATGGATCTGTATTATTCGGAATAGCCCCATATACATCTAATATATCTAATGCATCATCTGCTTTTGTAATACATAATAGTAATATTGGTATTAATAATACAAAACCAAATTATGCATTAGATGTTATTGGTGATATAAATGTATCCTCTACATTTAAAATTAATGGTACTACTGTACTAGATAAATCAAATAATTTAGCAAATATTAATAACTTATCTGTAAATGATATAGCTACTTTTAATTCAAATGTTACAATTATTGGTCCAGCATTAACAATTCCTGTAGGAACTATTAGTGAACGTCCATTACCAGCCACAAATGGTATGATAAGATATAATACAGAATTAACTACTTTTGAAGGATATGGACCTGGAAATACTTGGGGATCACTTGGAGGTGTTATAAATATAGCACGAAGCACATATGTTAAAGCAACTGATTCAAATACCATACTATTTGAAAATGATAATTCACAAAGTATGATCATTGACGCAACTGGAAAAGTAGGTATTGGTAATACAGCGCCTACATATAAATTAGACGTAACTGGTGATATTAATGCATCTGTATCATACAAAATGGGTGGAACAACTATTGTTGATTCAAGTCGCAATTTAAGTAATTTAGCAACTGTGAATGCAACTACTACAAGTAACAGTGGATTAATTGCAACAAAAAATATTAATACTACAGGATTCGTTGGTATACAAATGTCTAATCCTCAAAATGCATTAGATGTAAGTGGTGACGTAAATGCAACTGTATCATACAAAATGGGTGGAACAACAATTGTTGATTCAAGTCGCAATTTAAGTAACTTAGCAACTGTTAATGCTACTACAACAAGTAATAGTGGTTTAATTGCAACTAAAAATATTAATACTACCGGATTTGTTGGTGTACAAATGTCATCACCATCATATGCATTAGACGTAAGTGGTGATGTAAATGCATCAAGTACATACAAGATGGGTGGAACAACTATTGTTGATTCTAATCGCAATTTAAGTAACTTAGCAACTGTTAACTCAACTACATTAAGCAATAGTGGAACAGTAAATACACAGAATTTATATACCAGTAGTAGTGTTGGTATTAATCAAGCTTCAGCGTCATATACTTTAGATGTAAATGGTGATATTAACGCATCAAGTACATATAAAATGGGTGGTACAACTATTGTTGATTCTAATCGCAATTTAAGTAACATAGCAACTGTTAATGCAAATACATTAAATATTACAACAACCAGCAATAGTGGTACTATAAGTACACATAATCTCAATACAACAGGTATTGTTGGTATTAATACATCAGCACCTGGATTTACATTAGATGTAAATGGTGATATTAATGCATCATCCACATATGCTATGGGTGGTGTGACAGTCATTGATTCTAATCGCAATTTAAGTAATTTAGCAACTATTCATTCTACAACATTAAGTAATAGTGGAACAGTAAATACACAGAATTTATATACCAGTAGTAGTGTTGGTATTAATCAAACTTCTGCATCTTATACATTAGATGTAAATGGAGATATTAATGCTTCATCAACATATAAAATGGGTGGTGTAACATTAATTAATAATAATTGCAATCTAAGTAATATAAATACAGCATCAGTAAATACTTTGAACTCTGTAACTTTAAATAATACAGGATTGCTAACAACAAGTAATCTTACAGTAACTGGTACAATTACAGGTAGTATAGTAGCTTCACAAGTTTCAGATTTAAGTAGTGTTTTACAAACATTAAATACAGGTACAGCTACAAGTGTTACTACAACTGTAGAACCAACAGCACAAGCATCTATAACAAATTTAAATAATGTTACTGATATTGGTTGTAATGTATCCTTATTACAATTAAATAGTGAATTTACTGTTATAAAAGGTATTACAACAGTATTAGGTACATTAAATGCAAGTAATTTAAATATATTAGGTACAACAACAATTATAAATTCACAAACGACTGAAAATAGTAATTTAATAATCAATAATCATTCAATTAGTGGACCAGGATTAACTGTTAATCAACTTGATGGAACTGGTGTAGGAATAATTGCAGACTTTAATGATGTATCATATAGTCCATCTGTGCCTGTATTACGCATTAATGAAAATGGTAAAATTGGTATTAATACAACTTCTACTGATTATACATTAAATGTAAACGGTACTGGTTATTTCAGTTCAAATCTTACTGTAAATGGACCAAGTATGATTATTCCATCAGGTAACAGTTCAACACGTCCTTCTACATCTGTGCAAGGTATGATAAGATATAATACACAAACAAATAGTTTTGAAGGTGTTGGATATCAAAATAACTGGACTTCATTAGGCGGTGTAACAAATACTGCACACTCAACATATGTTACTGCAAATGAAAATAATACAACAACTTTTTACAATAGTAATGTTCAAACAATGGTAATACTTGAAAATGGTAATGTTGGTATAGCTAATACAAATCCTACCTTTTCACTTGATGTTGCTGGTACTGGTGATATTAATACTACAAACACATATAAAATGGGTGGCACAACTATTGTTGATTCAAGTCGTAATCTTACAAATATTGCTAAAATTACTGCATCTAGTGATATTATAACACAAGGTAATGTAGGTGTTGGTAGTACAAATACACCTACTTACACACTTGATGTAGGTGGTACTGGTGATATTAATACTACAAACACATATAAAATGGGTGGCACAACTATTGTTGATTCAAGTCGTAATCTTACAAATATAGCTACTGTAAATTCAACAAATATATCAAATAGTCAATTAATAACTACTAGTAATCTTAATACATTAGGAAGTGTTGGTATTAATAAAACTAATCCAGGATATACATTAGATGTATATGGTGATATTAATGCTTCATCAACCTACAAAATGGGTACTACAACTATTGTTGATTCAAGTCGCAATTTAAGTAATATACAAACTATAAACTCAACAACATTAAGTAATAGCGGGACAGTAAATACACAGAATTTATATACCAGTAGCAGTGTTGGTATTAATCAAACTTCAGCATCATATACTTTAGATGTAAATGGAGATATTAATGCGTCAAATACATACAAAATGGGTGGAGTTACAATAGTTGATTCAAATCGCAACTTAAGTAATTTAGCAACTATAAATTCAACTACATTAAGTAATAGTGGTACAGTTACTACACAAAATTTATATACAAGTAGTAATGTTGGTATAAATCAAGCCACTGCATCTTATACTTTAGATGTAAGTGGTGACATTAATGCAACCAGTACATACAAAATGGGTGGAACAACTATTGTTGACTCAAATCGTAATTTAAGTAACTTAGCAACTGTTAATGCAACAACTACTAGCAATAGTGGATTAATTGCAACTACAAATATTAATACAACAGGACGCGTTGGTATAGAAATGTCATCTCCAGCATATGCATTAGATGTAAATGGTGATGTAAATGCAACAAGTACATACAAAATAGGAGGTACTACTATACTTGATTCAAGTTTCAATCTTAATAACTTAGCAACAATTAATGCGACTACTACTAGTAATAGTGGTCTAATTGCAACTAGCACATTAAATACTACAGGATTTGTTGGTATACAAATGTCTAATCCTCAAAATGCATTAGATGTAAGTGGTGATATTAATGCAACCAGTACATATAAAATGGGTGGCACTACTATTGTTGATTCTAATCGCAATTTAAGTAACTTAGCAACTGTTAACTCAACAACATTAAGTAATAGTGGTACAGTAAATACACAAAATCTATATACAAGTAGTAGTGTTGGTATAAATAAATCATCTGCATCTTATACTTTAGATGTATATGGTGATATAAATGCAACAAATACGTATAAAATGGGTGGAACTACTATTGTTGATTCAAGTCGTAATTTAAGCAACTTAGCAACTGTGAATGCAACTACTACTAGCAATAGTGGATTAATTGCAACAAAAAATATTAATACTACAGGATTCGTTGGTATACAAATGTCTAATCCTCAAAATGCATTAGATGTAAGTGG